TGGAGTTGTTCAACTTCCTCCTCAAGATAACTACCGAGAGCTTGAAGAAAGTCATTGAGTTTCTATTTAGATCCTACAAGACTGTGTATTACACCTTCAAGCGTTGGTGCCTCAAGTTGGATTACACCAGGTATGAGAAGTTCCTCAACGATACCTGGGCCTTCGGAGACGCCATTGAGGATGAGGCTGCACTCGTTACAGCCACCAATGTCTGTCAACAATTGGACGGACAACTCGAGTGGATACGAGCGCAGATTGACTGCTACGCCACAACTGCCGTCTCAGCCGTTCACAATGCTAGCCAGATTGATGACACAGTTGCAGTTCTCTGCACTGGTGTTGAATCTAGGAAGGACCGCGCAAACATACGGAGCAAATATCGCAAGATGGTTCAATGCCAACTTGCCGATATTGAATCCCAACGTGCACGTGCCGATGAAAGGCTTGAACAGCTATGCGAGGAAGAAATTCTTTGCACCATCGAGAAGGATGTTGTTAATGCAGTCGTGAGTGGTGCGAACGACGACTATAACAAGTCGAAGAGGAAGGAAATTGATTTTTCCTGCCCCATGGCCAGCGAAGACATGGATATGATAGAGAATATTACCTGTGTGGCTACCACAACCGAGTTGCAGGATGCCACTGATGCAGTCAGTGGTGATCATTACAAGAAGGTCGTGCGTGTGCCTGTTATCAATTCTCTCAACAAGAAGCCCTATCTCACCATTGAGAAGAGCTGCTATCCTCGTGCTCGTGAATTTATACGCAGGTACGTTAGGAACAAGAATTTGTTGCTACAACCTGATGAATTATCTGCCATGACGGTTCAGCGCTACGTGGAGGCCTTCTGCAATGATCTCAATTTTGAGGAAGGGTCCAAGGCGTTCTTGATACAAGCTGCTATGGTATGCGCAATTATACCGGATCAGCGTGATTATCATCGGGCTATGGTACTGTCTAGCCCAGAGCTCCGCGCGCGCTTTGAAGTGCTCGCGGCGCTGCAGCAGGGTTTTTAAATGGGCGCTTTCTGGCCTCTGGGTTTGACGCCGAGTTTCCGGTACTCGGGTTGCCAGAGGTCACTGTCACGGGGGGCGCCTTGGCACGGAAAGGGAGGAGTTATCTCACCGGGATTGGTGAGACGTCACTTAACCTTAGTTTTGCTTGTCCTAACCCTAGTTTGCACAATGCTCTTGTCTCCATAGAGCGCAGGATGTACAGAGTGGCATGTCCGGTGAGTGCTTTGCACCCTACTGGGACTTGTGATCCTCTTACACCTGATGTTGGTGTGTTTAAGCGTTGCGCAGATTTCCGCGCCCAAGTTGTACGCTATTGCCAACATTTACAGCCATGTTCACCGCAACAATTCGTAGACACCTACCATTCACGTAAGAAGGCTAGTTACCAACTGGCTCTCTTGAAATTGCAGGGGTGTACTGTAACCACGAAGCATGCGAAAGTGAAATGGTTTCTTAAAATGGAGAAGCACCAGATGGGGAAGAAGAAGGTGGTCCCCAGGTCGATTTGCCCACGCAGCAAGGAGTACAACATCTCCATTGGCGTTTTCCTCAAGAAGAATGAGAAATCATTTATGAAGGCAATCGACAGGTGCTTTGGTTCGGATACCGTCTTGAGTGGCTACGACAGTTTCACCGTAGGCCACAAGATCTCGAAGAAGTGGTTCAGTTACAAGAACCCGGTGGCTATAGGAGTTGATGCATCTCGCTTTGATCAACACGTGTCCGTGCAGGCTCTTCAATGGGAACATTCTATTTACAATGGGGTTTTCATGAGTGACGAGCTAGCTCGGTTGTTGCGTATGCAACTCAACAATGACTGCATAGGTTTTGTTGAGGATAAGGTGCTCAAGTTCAAGGTGCGCGGCCATCGCATGAGCGGGGATATAAACACTTCCATGGGTAACAAGCTGATAATGTGTGGCATGATGTACACATATTTCCAGGAGTTGGGAGTGAAAGCCGATCTCTGCAACAATGGTGACGATTGCGTTATCATTTGTGAACGCGAGGACGAAAGGAAGTTTGACAACCTTAAGTCCTGGTATGAGAAATTCGGTTTCAACATGACAATTGAGGCCCCCGTTTATGACCTCGAGAAGCTCGAGTTTTGCCAGAGTAATCCCTGTTGTGTCAACGGTAAATGGCGTATGATTAGGAAGAATAGCAGTATCGCTAAGGATTCCTATTCCATGCAATCCATGCAGACCGAGGGAGATTACACGTCTTATTTATCTGCCGTTGGTCAATGCGGCATGATATTGAACACTGGGGTTCCGGTGCTCTCGTCGTACCACAGAATGCTGTACCGATGCTCGGGTTTCAAGAAAATCTCCGAGGGGTATATGCGTATGGTGATAGAATATGGTAACGACGAAAGGCTTGGCACGAGTAGGGTGTACAGGTATGAGCCAATCACAGCTCCGACCCGACTGTCTTATTTCAAAAGCAGCGGGATCGACCCTTACACTCAGATGGTGATCGAGAATTACTTTGATAATCTCGAGTTGAACCTAACTAACAAACTGGTGATGAGACCGACATCTCATCTTGACCACCAGTTGTTGAACTGCTGAAGCGTGCAGTGAACGTTTCTACTAACCCTTTTCTTTGCGTACTTGACTTTGCTTGCTATGGATATCGAGCAATTTGTTCAGTCACGGGACGAACTCCAGAAACAGGAAGATGAACTACGGGCATGGGAAGCATCCCTGCTCAACAGTGATTACGGGGAGAAGTGTTGCAAGGTTATCGAATTGAGAAATGGGGGAAAGGTTGAACCCTTGCCTCTTGTCACAAAGGAGTCTATGATGTCGTGGGGAAAGCTGGGTACTATGAACAAGAAGAATGTCTATGCGTTGCATCGGATAATTATCCTTGTCTATTCTTCAGCTGTGTTGGAAGACACAATGGGTGAGGTCACCATGTATCTCTTCAACACCGGCACTGGACAGAAAATCTGTGTCTGCGAAAACCACCAGGTGTCTGAGACAGCCGCTTTTGTTGCTCGTTGGCCCCGCGCTGTTGCGATGGGGACAGGCGGCCTGGCGCTTCTCATTTCTAAGAATGGTGTAGACATAGACAAGGGAGGTCTCATTGGCACGGTTTCGACCTATTGGGAGGACAAAATGTCCACCAAGATGCCTTACGAGAAACAACTCCCTACCTTAGTGTACCCTCTCAATCTGCAGGAACCTGCATTCTTTATGAAAAATCCCCGTCAGCTACGTAGTCTGCTCGCAAAACGGATTACCATGGGACAACAAAATGCGCAAGTTGAACTGGAACCGCAGAGGCTCGATCTCATTGAGAAAGGGCATGCGGTCACCCGTCCTCTTGTTCTTAGGCCTAAGG